ATATTCACCGGGCCATCCGCGCAAGCACCGGGTAAAAGTCGCAGGTCAAAATCGTGCCGTCGCTGAGCCGCTGCGTCAGTAGCCCGTTATCGTCGACCTCCAGCGACACCGGCGCCGCCCCCGGCGGGCCGGGGTAACCGCGCTCGCCGATGGGGCCGGTCGGTCCCGGCGGCCCCGACTTGCCGCGGCCGGCAAGCAAGCGCCAGCCATCGCCCGGACAGGCGCCTGGGGCGTCGTGGAGCGCGATGAACGACGAGCCGTCGAGCATAACCACGTCGAGCGCTTCATACGCCCCAGCGGCCTTCCATGCGCCTTTGGGAGCGAGTGTGCGGCCATCGCTTCCAGGCTCGCCCGGAGGCCCAGGAATGCCCGGTTCGCCGGGCGGGCCTGTGATAGCCTCGCCCGGCTCCCCGCGCGCCCCAGCCTCGCCCTGCGGCCCCGGCGAACCTTCCGGCCCCGGTGGGCCATTCTGCAGGCCGGCAATGGCGCGCGTGATGCGCACCTCAAACTCAGCGAGAGCTGCGCGCAGTTCCAGGCGCGTCTCGCGCTCGATCCGACCGGCGATCTCGCCGAGTTCCTCGGCGATAATCTCAAGCGGCGAGAGCGACACGCTGGCCCGATCGGATAGCGGAGACGATCTGTTGCTTGCTGGGTTGGTTTGCGGCATCGCCACTCCCGTCAGCGGTATTGTCTGGTGGTGGCGCGGCGGGCGGCGTCGCCGGCTGCGGCGACGGCGGCTGTAAGTCCGCGCCGTATGAGAGCGGCACGACCTGTTGCTGAACTCGGGGCTGTTTGCCGTAGCCACCCGGCACCGCCGGCAGATCCTCGGCCGCGCGCGCCTCGTCGGGACTGTAGATGCCGCTAATGACACCGCGCGCCAGCCCCTCGATGCGCTCGCGGTAGGCGGATCGCAGCAACGCCCGCGTGTCAAATTCCAAATACTCGTCGGGCACGCCGCGAAGCTGGAACAATTGCCCGAAGGCTTCCTCGATGTGGTTGAGCGTGAAACCGAGCGACTTGGCGATCCACGACTGCATCAGCAGTTCGGTGCTGGCAAAGGTGTTGCTACCGATGCCGAGGATCTGTAACGGCACCCCCAGCGCCAGCGCCACGTTCTGCTCGTTCATCTTCAAGGCTTCGACGAGCTGCGCGTCCACTGCTGATGTTTGGATTGGCTGAGCCTTTAGCCCCCAGGCGGCAATCGGCGTCTTGCCGGCGTTCTCGCCGGTCGTCTTGTCGACCCAACGCTGGCTGAGATCCTCAGACTGCTCTTTGGTTAGCTTTTCCTCGGTTTGCAGAATGAAGCTAGGCCGCGACTGATTGATATAAAACGCGGTCTGCTGGTTCATCGCCGCGCCTGCCATCGCCAGGTCGACCGCCGCCGCCAGGATCGGTGACTCGCCCTTCAGCGGGTGCCGCGGTGTGTGCAACCGGACGTGCAGCACGTCGCGCGCCGGCACCCCGCCGGACAGATCCAGCCGCTGCTCGATCACCTCGTTGCCGGACAGGCTGTAGAAGATGCTACCGTCCTCGGCGACGGTTCCCGCGCCCGTGCGCATCAGGTGCAGCTCGGTGACCTCGAAGCGGCTGTTGCGCACCGCCACCGCATAGGCGTTGCCGTGCTGGTATAGCCGACGCGTCAGGTTCAGCATAAAGTCGCTGATTGATTGATAATCGTTTGGCCGCCGCAGGATGCGCGACAGCGCGCTGTTGCTGACGCGTTCGCGCCCGCCGTTGTCCAGCGTGCGCCAGTGATCGCCGGGACACATCGGCACCGTCTGCGCATACGCGCTGATGCACGCCTCCAGCATTGCGCTCGGCCCGCCATAGGGCTGCACGTTGGCGCCGGTCTGCCAGTAATTCCACGGGCTGCCCGCGGGGAGCCAGCCGTTCGATAGCATGTAGGGGCCAGGCCGATATTGCCCCTCGACCGCCCGCTTGCGCCACGGCACCAGGGCGCCGAGCGAGAACGCCATCAGCGGGTCGTGTAGCCAGGCTTGCTGGCGGGCTTCATGTCGCGGCGCTTTGTGCGGGTCTTCAGCCGCCAGACTTGAAGCAATGCGTTTTTCTCTGCCTCGGTTAGCGTTCGCTCGGTTTCGAGACGAAATTCCGGCTCGGGCAGATCCAGTTGTCGCGGCCGGCGCGCCTTCACGGCGTGCGCCGCGCGGCTGCGGTGTCGCCGGCCGGCGCGTCTGGCGGCGCACCCTCCTTGAACGCGTCGGCCTCGGCCTGCGTCGGCGTCGGGGGTTCCGGCGGCGACGAAACTCGCGCGGCAATCTCCTTGTCGGTCGCTTCCTTGGCGGCCCGTTCCTGTTGCCGGCGGTCGACTTCCGGCGCTGCGGTGCGGCGTGCGGTTTCCATCATTTCCTCCTGCTGGATTCGGTTTGTGCGGCGGCGATCGCCACCGCATTCGACGGCGGCGCCGCCGTACTGCCGGCCTCATTCGTCGCGGTCACGATGCAAGTAATCGAATGCCCGGCGTCACCGATCACGACCGTATAGGCCGAGCCCGCTGCGGCGTTGGGCGTGCCGTCGCTGGCCCAGGCGTAGGCATAAGTGCCGGTGTCCATGCCTTGCCAGTTGCCCATCGTGCAATTGAGCGTGCCGCCGACCGTGGCGTCGCCGCCGACATATGGCACGTCGACATTGCGCGGCGGCGCAATCGGGCCGGGATCTCCGGTGTGGGCCTGCTCCTTGATGTAATCGGCCCGCACCTGCGTCGGCTGCGGCACATCCGGCGCGTCGGCCGGCGGCTCCTCACGCGGTTGCCGCGGCACCGTTCTACTTTCCATTCATCGTCCTCATCAGGGTATCGCGGTCCCGTTTGACGGGCATTGCCCGGTGCCGGCGGCGTTTGTCGCCGTCACCATGCAAACAAGAGTTTTTGCCGCATCGCCGGCCGCGATGACGCGGGTTGCCGCCGTCGCGCCGGCAATCGTGACGCCGTTGGCCAGCCACTGGTAGGTGTAGCCGCTCGGGCTTGCCGTCCATGTGCCGGTCGTGCAGGTCAAGGTCTGGCCCACGGTGGCGGTCCCGGTCACCGCCGGCTCCACCAGAATGCGCGGCGGCTGCGGTTGCACGTCCGGGAGATCGGCCCCGTGCACTTGGACCTTGATGTAATTAGCGCGCGCCTGGGTGGGCTCGGCCATTCCCGTCCTCCGCAGGTCAAGGCGGGGCCGAAGCCCCGCCCACCCTCAACGTGCTTATGCCCAGCTGACGCCGGACCCGATGAACTGCACCATGCCGGTCCGCCGCATCGCCCAGTTGACGTTCGCGAGCATCCTGATGGCGATTTGTGCGGTTTGAAACATGCTCTGCGTCGGTGTCGCCAGCACACCCGATCCCTGCGCCCCGGTGGCAATCTGCAGCGGCGTCGTGTCCTCCATGTGGATCGTCGCGGTCTCGCTCACTTCAAATTCGGGCGCCCCCGACACCGATACGAAATCGGCCGCGTCAACCATGTACACCGCGCCCGCCGCGACGCTGGTGCTGGCAATCACCGTGAACATATCGGTGAACTGCGTGCTCCAGCCGAACGGCGCCCCCGCCGGTCCCGGCGCGAACATCAACTGGTTGCGCTGCGCCGGGTTTATCAGCATCGCCAGGTTGCGCCCCGCATTGGCGGCATAAAACGGCGCCGTCAATTTATTCAAATCACCCAAAAACGCCGCATAGCCGCCGCCCGCCGTCGCGGTGAGGGTCGAGACGCCGTTGGTGAGCCCCGCCGGCCTGGTCGTCGACACCGCCACCGCATCGAGCAGCAGCGCGTCGATGTTGATCTGCGTGTCATCGACGATGGCGCTGCGAATCAGCGCCTCGATGTCCGGGTTGCTGTAGGCCGCAATCTCCCGGCTCATCACACTGATGCCGCCCACCTTGTGGGGATACAAGGTTATGCTCGTCGTCCCCAGGCGACGCACCGGGATCGGCGAGCCTTCAGCCACGAAGCTGCCGCCGATGCTCGGAGTCGTCGCCCGGCTCGGGATCTTGATCGCGCCCTGGTTCGGCCCGAATGAGAGCGACACGCCCATCGCCGCCAATTTTGGAAACACCTGATTCGGCATCAAGCTGTTGACGAACTCAGCCTGTCCGACTTGTACCAGTTCCAACGCCCATCCGGCCGTCGTCGTGGTTGCCCCGGCGATTGCCGCGCGGGTGACGAGCGCCGTCTGCTCGTCGTCGGGATAGCGTTCGCTCAACACCTGTTCGATCGGCATCCGGTTGGCGATGGCAATGAACTCTGCCACGCAACGGTTGGCAAACAGGTCGCCGGGTGTCCGTTCTTTCGACGGCAGCCCGAGCGGTCGGCGGTTGACAGCAGGCACCGGCACCACCGGCATTGACGATTGCTGAGCGGTGCGCAATGCAAGCGACCGCTCGGTGGCCCGCAGCGACGCCAGCCGCCGCTCCTGCTCGGCAATCTCGGCGTTCAGGCCATCGGCAATGTCGGGGTCGTGTTCCGGGTCTTGAGTGTGCTCGAATAGTTTGTCACGCGCCGCGTTGAGCCGGCTCTGCCGGTCTTCGATCTGCTGGCTGGTGGTAAGCTGCTGGTTCATTGGTTTATCCGCCTTCACAAGGCGTTTCGTCGCGGCTTGCTCGCCGGTTGTGGTCATGTCCCGTCGCCCGATTGCGGCATGCTCGCCGAAGGCTAGGGTCATGGTCTCGTCCGAGATCCCGAGGGATCGCGCCAGTTGCAGTGCCGCCGGGTTGGCCGGGATCGACACAATCGATGTTTCCAGCAATTCCTGCCGGGTGTAGCGGGTGCCCGCGCCCGGCCGCTTCGGGTCTAAGGGCTCACTCTCGATGCCGAGAAAGCCG